CGTCTGCGGCTGAAAATGCTCGGCAATGATCTCTGCCGTCATCGCGATCAAGTCGCGCGCAAATCGCGCCACCTCGGCCTGCTGTTCCTGCAAGCGCAACGCGGCAAACTGCCCCTTGATCTGCTGCGCCGTGGCAGTCTCGGATGGTGCGGAATAGCCGCGGACGATGTCCGAAATGCCAGTGATCTCGTAAATCTGCGCCTTTAAGGCCTGCTCGCGGCCCGTCAATTCGCGGATAGTAGCGATCACGCCGTCAAGCGGCACGAAATCCATCACGCCGCGCAAGCCGCCCTTTTCGGAAAAGGCCGCCCAAGTATTGACCGGGATCAGCCGGTTATCGCCGCCCTCCTGGAACAATCGCCCAAGGCTTGCATCCTGCGATGCGTCATAAACGCCGGAAACGCGGCAAGCCTCGGTCAACTTGGACAAGCGATAGGTGACATCGTCAAGGTCATTGGCCTGATCCTTGTATAACAGGAAATCAGGCGTCGGGATCAGGCTATCAGTCGTCAGGGTGGCAAACAACGGCTTGGGGCAAGGGAAGAACTCGCGCAAGCGCAGCGGATCGGCGCGCTCATCAAGCGGCGCCTCGTAGCCCTTGGCAATCCAGCAAACCTTGCGCTCCGCCTTATCCCAAATCTCGTAAACCTCAGCCCGCGCGGCCATGCCATCGCGAAACCGCGCCTCTGGCGTGTCGGGATTGTCTTGCCGCAAGCGCGCATTAAGCGGCACGGCCCGGCCAATCTCTTCACCAAATCGCTCAATCAATTCGGCGCGCGTCATCTGCACTTTGCGCGAAACCCAGCGCACTTCGCGCCAGGTCTTGGCCGGCGACATAAGGTAATCGCGCCACGCCACATAATCGTGCGCCACTTCCTCAAACACCAGCATATCGCCGGGTTCTTTTGGCGTCTCGGCCTCATACTCGGAAGCGTCGTCAGTAATGCCCACGCCTTCGGAAGGCGTCGGCGGCTGCATCTTCTCAAAATGCGGCACATAGCGCAGCCAGGCCGTGCCACGGCCCACGATTAGCCGGTCATCGCGCGCTTGCTTGATAACCTCGTCGAATTGGTCGCTGTCAGTCGCAAAAGTGACGGCGCGCTCAAGCACTTCCGCCGCCGTGCGTCCAATCGGGTCAGCATCCTTGAAGCGCCGTTCAACCACCGGCTTCGCGCGGCGCGCGTAAAGCGCCGGCTGCAAGGTCGAGACATTGGACCAAAAGATGTTAATGCGGCGCTCGCCGTCATCCGATGAAGACGCGTTCTTCCGCTCGTCGCGATACCGGTCCAAGCATCGCTGCGCGGTTTGATACCAGTTATTGCACCACTGATCGGCCTGCTCGATCTCGACAATCCACCGGCGGTATTTGCCGGCAGGCGTGTCATAATCAAGATCGTCGGGTTCCTGCGACATTACGCGAAAACCCTCCTCGGGGCAGTTGGCACAATCAAACTAGCCTTGAAGGCATCAGGCATTTTGCCAGCCCATGCCGCGTTGACGTGGAACCCTTGCAGCGCTGCGGGCGGCTTGGTCATGACGCCTTGGGGTGTGTATTCTGCCGGGTCATACAACGTGCCGATAACGTCCAGCGCCACGGTCTCAGGCGGTGCGATCTGGCCGCCTTCACGCGCAAATCCCGCCGCGTCATAGGCCGCGTCAAAAGCCGCGCGATTGGGGAAGCGGTGGAATGTGTAGGTCCAGGTCATGCGGTTAGCGCCTGCAACGTGGCATTGGGCAATCTCGTCGGATAATACGCAATACGTCTGATCCAGCCGTTGCAAAACTGACTTGCACCAAGAAATGTGCCAATTCTCATTGTGGTCAAACCAGTTGGAAGAGAACCGGAAGTGTCAACGATAGGCGCGGCACCATTCAAAGAGGCGGCGAAATCATTAACTCGATAAGCTAACGCTTTTTTATTCAATCGCCCATTGACGCCAGCCCCAGCCTCTACAGTTAGATTAGCTTGACTTGCGCCGCCTTGTCTAATTTCAGCTATTTGATTCGCGGCACTTGTATAAAGACCAATAAACTCATTGAAGGTTCCATTGGAAAAATTAACTTCGAATTGATTAAATCCAACAAATGGTCGCTGATATTCAGCAAGAATTGTTCCTTCATTTACATTGAACCAGGGCGACAGCGTTGTTATTGATGCCACATCTGCCGCCCGCGCCACCGATGCCGCGCCGGTAATGATCGGGCTTGAAACAATTGCCGACACTTCGCATTGTGCCACGTCAACCGCGATCACGTCGCCGCTTGTCACCAAACGGAAGCCAATCACCGGATTAGCAATTGTCGCAACCGGAATTTCAAACCGCTGCCACGCGGCGGCCAGCGTGATGGCCGTCCAAGTCGCGCCGTTGTCTTGCGTGATCTGAACCGTGCCAGTGCCGGTAATGCGCCGCGCGAAGAAGCTGCTGACATGCGTGGCGCTTGCGGATGTGATGGTTTGCAGCGCGGTCCCGTTGCCAGCCGTGGCAGTCAGGCGTGAAGCCGTATTGGCAGCGCCATCAATGCCGGTGACATTTAAGGCGGCGGTGATGTTTGTCTTGACCCATGCAGTTTGCGTGAAATCGCGCGAATGCAAGGCGATGTTGGTGCTGGCACCCTCAATAAGCAAACCGCGCGCTTGCAACGTGGCGGGGTCATAATCGAAACGCGGCGCATCAGTTGCCGCCTGCGCCAGATTGCCCGCACTGTTGAAGAACCACCCCGCAGATGCCCGCGTGAAGGTGATGCGGGGATCAAGCGCGCCAGCCCGGAAATCAAACGCGATACCGCTAGCGTTGCCGCCCGCCCGTAGCCGCGTGTTAATGCGCTGGCCCAAGTTACCGGCCCTGGCCCGCCGTGATAAATAGCGCGGTGCTTTGCCCAGTCGCGCAGATGGCCGCGATCTGCGCCACGCCTGGCGCCTTGCTGACCACCTTGGACTGCCCCGCGCCAATCGGATAGCCCGCCGTGGTGGCGGTCGCGCCAAAGGCAATGAAGCACGTCAGCGTGCCCAGGTTCTGCACCTCGATCACGGAAGCCTGCGTTCCCGCCGCGCCAAAACTGGCGTTGCTGCTGGCATCCGTCACGGCAAGCGTGAGCGTCTCGCCGGGTGAAAACGGCGCACTGATTGACATGGCTTGAACTCCATCACCACCGCGAAGCGCGCGGTGCGGTTTTCCACAAGTCGTTAAAGGTGGCAGTATTTGACGCGCCAACCGATACAATCGCGCCCGGCTGATGCACGGGCTTTTGCCGCACCCATGGGCGGCTCATGCAAGCGTAACGCGCCTCGTCGGGCGCGTGATCCTCGCCGTCGCTGTCCACATCTTCCGGGCGGTCCGGGTCATGCTGCAACGCTGGCAGCGTGCGGATTAGGTCGCGGCATGTGCTGAAAATCAGCAAACCCGACCCGATCTCATCACCGCGCAGCCTGGCCCGCACTTGATCCCACCCGCCAAGCGCGCCTTGACGTGACACGCGGGCATTATCCGCCGGGCGGAAGAAAACCTTGGCCGACCGCGCCATGCGCTCGGCAATGGATGGGCCGCCGTCACTGCTGAAGATGGCCGGGTCCGCCACACCGTGAAGGCCATTCTCAGGTTTAGGGTCGCCCGCCTCACGTTGCGCGATACCAAGCGCCACTTCCTCGGCAGTCATCCGCAAGCCTTCATTCGGCTTGCCGGTGCTGCCATACCATTCCCGGTAGCGCACCAGCGCACCGCGCGGGATGTCCGCCAGTTCGCCGTCAGACACCGCCCACCAGCCCACCGAGAAGGGCCGGGCGCTGCCCCAGTCCAAAGACCGGAACCGAAACCAATGCTCAGGCAATTCGCGCGGCGCGATGACGTGCCGGCCCATGTCAAACTCGGGAAAGAACGCCCCCGCGATGACAGACCAATCGCCTTCTAGCCAAGCCCTAACCAATTCAGGGGCACCGCTCGCCCGCAGCCGCGCCACATAATCCGCGCCCAAGTGCCGGTTATCGCCAACGCGGGACGGTATATAGACCCGCTCCAGGCCGCTCACATCGTCCTTCATGACGCGCCAGCCCATCGGCTCCGGGTCAATGTAGCGCGCCCGCACCCATTGATGCCCAGGGCCGCCCGGATTGCCCGTCAACCTGATCCGGCACGGCACGCCAGAACCGGACCGCAACGTGGCAAACAGTTTCAAGATCGGCGCCGGGCTGGGGAAATTGCCAGCCTCCTCGACATAAACCCGCGTGTAACTGTGGCCCTGGTAGCTCTCGGCGTCCGCGTCGCGCTCAAGGTAGGCGAAGGTCAGTCTGGCCCCGCCTGGCATCACGCACCGCATGGGGACGCTGGTGAATTGCGCGCCTAAT